GATGATAAATACTATCGTAACTATTTAAGAAATCAAACACTTATTGATTTAGATTTTATACCAAGTGAAATAGAAGATGATATTCTCAAACAATTCACAAGTCAGACACCACCATCAGGTCGTGTATTTGACTATCTCACAAGAAATCGTCTCAATGAGTTACTAGATAATGTAGAGGATTTTAGATTATGACAGAGAAAAAAAGAGGTAGAGGCAGACCAAAAGGTGCCCCAAACAAACCTAAAATGGAGTTGATTACTGAGAGGAAGAATCTTACTCAGAATGCAGATGTATTTGAAATACTATGTCAGGCAAACATTGTTGCAGGTGAAGACAAAGAAAAAGCAATCAATGGCCTGAGAGTGTTTAATGAGCGCAATGCCGCTGTAAGATATGTGTTGCAATGGATACATGATGTTAATGTTAAGTCAACATTGCCTGAGGGTAAAACACCATTTACACCTAACCCAGCACCAAGTACAGATTTGGCAGAGACTTCATTACGATTTGAAGTAAGACAGTTTAAGTACTTTTGTACAGAACAAGTTTCACAAGTTAAAAGAGAAAACATGTGGATACAAATGTTAGAAGGCATACCTGCTAAAGAAGCAGAAATGATGGAGTTAGTAAAAGATAAAACTAATCCATTCCCTAACATTACAAAAGAAATTGCATCACAGGCTTTTCCTGAGATACAAGTATAAATAAATATAATTACTAGTCCTCAGAGACTACATATAGAAAATAGGGAGTTATTATATAACTTCGACTTATGTAACTTCTATAGTCGTGCAGGACTCCATGGATTTTTTAATGGAAATATATTATGGCAAATGAAATTGAAAACAACTCAACATTCGCAAATTCTAAACCTGAACCTACAGAGTCAGAAAGAATTATACAGCGAATTCAAAACTTTAAAGTGGGCATCACGCCTGATCAAGCAAATTCTGTTTCTCAAATTTTAGAGAAAGGTCTTGCAAATGGTATCTTTAAACTAGGTGAACTTAGAACGATTACAAGTATAAGTGAAGAGATCAATAAAGGTGTTATTGATTACAACTCACAAGTACAGATTGCACAAAAGAGACTTAGTGAATTACAAGAACAAGAACTTGTTGCAAAACAAACTGAACTTGCAAAAAGAGAATCAGAAAAAGCGCAAGAACTTACAGACGAAAGACAACGAAGAAAGAAAGCAGAAGACGAAGTACGAATTCTCAAAGCACAACTCGAAGCACTTTCAGGTGTTGCAGGTAATGTAACACAAGCACCTATATCAGTTGAACAACCACATGCACCAAAAGAAACTAAACCCAAATCAAAAGCATGGGAAATGATTCGTGCAGGTCGACCACATATAGATGATGCATATGATTCTGATCTAAGTGGTACAATAAAAACTGAACCCAAAGATGATCCTGATTTAGTAGAAGCAGTTACGCCAGACGAAACAACTCTTAGTAGAAGAGAACAAGTTCTTATGGATCCATTGAGTGCAAGTGAGAATAGAGGACTTTATCATCACTTGAAAAAGGAAGATGCAACAACAACTTCTGTAGATAAATCATTTAAAGAATTTGTTTCTGAATTAAAAGAAGAAGATATTGATCTACCAGAATTAAATGATTTGGGTGAAGACCTTACTAGTGCAATTCCTCAACATAGATTGAAATCAACTCACTACATGGAAGATACCTTTGAGGAACTAGAAGAATCACAAGAGTCAGATTTCAAATTCGTTGAAGAAGATGAAAAAACAAAACCTACATTCTCAGGTCCTAAGATCACAGGTGGTAATGCACCAAACATCAAAGCAGTTGTTGAAGAACCTAAAAATGTTGAAGCAAAAGTAGACAAACCTATTCGTCAATATGATAGTGAAGAAGAACTCCTTGCAGATGCACAACGAAGAGCAGAAGAAAGAAAGGCACAACAAGAAGCAGAAGAAGAGTTTGAAGAAGTAACCATACCTTCAGAAAGTGAACTTCGTGCCATGACTAAAAACGAAATTCAAAATATCGCTCAGACATTAGGGTTCACTTCAGTTGTATCAACTCTTACAAAAGATAAAATGGTAGAAACATTTTTGAGTGAAACAGAAGAGTTTATACAAAGTCTCCAAGATAGTGGTGAGTTTGTAAGTGCAACTGATACTGATACAGAGGAAACTAAAGATGGTGATGATATCAGAGACGGTGGTTACTTCTAGTCAGTCGCTTGTACAATCGCTAGATATAAATCAAGTTAGTCCGATCTATGAAGATGAACTACAAGAGTTTACTAAAGATCATCTAAGATTTAATCTACCTCAAGATTATACAATTCGTTTAGGTTGTAATTATAGAAGATTCTTGTTCTGCCATAGAGACGAAGATGAACTTATCTTCAGCATGTTTGCTTTACCTGAATATTTAAACAGAAGAACAGTTAAAGGTTATTACTACAAAGAAAATGGTTTTCCAAAATCAGTTGATTTAGATGCAGATGATGATTCAATGTTTTTTACTGTTCCCAAAAGTATTAGTCCTTTTAAAGAAGGCGATGCAATATCATACGAATGGGTTTATGAAAAAGAACCTGATACAAATAGAATGGTCAGATGTCGGAAATTATAGCAACAAATAAGGTAGATCAATATGAGTTTCTTGAGCATAGAAGAGAACAAGAGAGAAAACATTGGAACAAAAACAGTCTCAGTGGCAAACCTCTTGACTCGATTCTTACAGTTGAAATTAATACTACTGAGTTGTGCAATCGCACCTGTGTCTTTTGCCCTAGACATGACCCACAAGTATTCCCCAACAGGAATTTACATCTTACGCCTAAAGGTGCTCAAACCATTGCAGAACAATTAGCAGACGAGGGTTATAACGGAAAGGTTTCGTTCAGTGGATTTGGAGAGAATCTTTTAAATCCTGATTTCGTAGAGATCGTCAGAATATTCAAAACAGAATTGCCTTATGCAACATTAGAGTGCAACACAAACGGTGACAAACTTACAGACAAGTATATCAGAGACCTAGTTCATTATGCAGGTTTAGATTTACTATACATCAATCTCTATGACGGTCCAGAACAGATGAAGAAGTTTGATGAAATGATTCTATGGGCAGAAATAAGACCTGACCAATATAAGTATCGTATGCATTGGGGTGACTTTGAGAAACATGGACTCATACTAAATAATCGTAGTGGTGTAATCGATTGGGTTGGCATAGAAGAGACAGACATACAATCTCTTCAAGGCAAACCATGCCATTACCCTTTCTACAAAATGTTTGTCGATTGGAACGGTGATGTATTATTCTGTTCTAACGATTGGGGTAGAGAACATGTAATAGGGAATCTACTACAACAGAGTCTACATGATGTTTGGTTCTCTAAACCTATGAATAAGATTCGTAAGAGATTGATGAAAGGTGATCGATCATGTTCACCATGCAACAAGTGTAGTGTAGATGGTTCACTATTTGGTAAACCATCATTTGAACTAATAGAGAAATATTATGCCGAACAAAAGAATAGCAATAACAGGAACAACTAAACTCGCAGACTTTATCAAAAGAACATTTGAGGCATCGCCTTGGATGGGTGGTGTTTTCGAGGTCAAACAACTTCGAATAGAAGACATCTTAGTCAATGGAACTAATTGTTGGATATTTGATGAGAACAATAAGAAAGCTTGTTGCGATATTCTTATCAACCATGCACACCAAGGCTTTGATCAAGTAAAGATATTAGAGATTGCAGATAGGGCATGGCGAAACAATCCTAACAAGATGATTATCAACATATCATCAAGAGCAGCACAACCCAATATCTCTAAGGGCCATTTATATGCATCACAAAAGGCTGCACTAAACCATCTTGCAAACAATCTAACTTACAACTCAGACAGACAATATAAAATGTCTACATTGAATCTAGGATTGATGGACAGTGATTTACCTAGTATGAACTATACATATGTTGCTGGATATATTTACGAGTTGGTAACACGATATCCAGACATAGAGTTTACAGAGGTTACTATGAGCAATCGTGCTAATTATAGAGAAGTTCAAGACCTAAAAGAATCTATAAAAGATGTAGAAAAAATGCAATGGGAACTCTACCCTAATACAGGCAACATTGACTAAATACCAGTATGAGTATAGAATATAACGACTTTGGTTTTACTGCTATGGATGCAGATGAATTAGCATCTGTAGATACCAAGATAGTAGAAAAGACCACAACAGCAACAGAAGTTATCAACAAACTAGATAACTTTATCAGACCTCTCCTTGAAAATCTTGCAAAGGATTCAGACAAGGACTACATCTATTGGCCCAATAGAGTAGAAATCATCAATAAGAAAATACAAGAACTAAACGATATCCAAAATAATCTGTAAAAGTACTTGACTTTGGGTCCACTTTTTTTGTAATATATTACTTGAAGAAACAAGGAGTATAATATGTTATCAGAAGATGGCTACATAAAGTTAGGTCGGAAACTTATTGATCTAGCAGAAGAAAATCTAATTTATCCAAAAGATGACCATATGTGGAATTGTGCTGTCACAGCAGGAAACAAAATGACCACCGTAGGTACAACATGG